ATGCGATGGTTCAGCTCTGGACCGAAGTCCAGCCAGCCTGTCTCGAACTGGAAGCTGTAGAGTACGTCGTTGTCGCTCTGCCCGGAGTATTTACCCACCACTCCGGCTGAGCCGAAGTAGGTTATACCCGTCGTTGTGGTCAGTAGCGCGGCTATGGAGCCGCCTAGCGTCCACGTAGTTACAGGTACGTGAGTCTCGCCCGTTACAGGATCTTGGTACGGGTGCTGACCGTCGATGACGTACTGCTTATCAACGGTAGGCAGGTTAAGGATGTACAGTCCCTCCTCTGGAGAGACGGTGGCTCTGACCTGATCCATGTCAGCGTCTGTAGCTATTTGCGTAGCGATGTCAGCTTGAAGGGCTGCGCGCACCTTCTTAGTGAGCGTTACGATGGGGTTGGACTTCTCTTCGATAACGCGCCCCAGGCTCTGTACGCCGTGACGCGAGAGGAACAGCAAGTCGCCTTCCGCTGTGTTCTGTACGCTATCTCTAGCGATGCAGCCAGTACCCTCGATGGTGTCTACCACCTCGATCTGGGAGGCTGTGATACCAATCTCACTGCCGCTACCGTCAGCCCACATAACGATGTGGTTCTTACCGAATACTACGAGAGTAGCTCCAATGACTGCAATAGCAACGATCTCGTCCATTCCGTTAGTCCAGACAGATGACATATCAATAGTGCCGCCGCCACTAGCAGTGCTGTAATCGGTATCATCCAGCAGAGCAGAATAGCGTACAGTCTGTAGGTCAGCGTCCGCAGCCCAAATCCTTCCGAAAGCAGCCACAGCGCAATTCCCGTCAGGACCAGTACCGGTGTAACTAGCGTCAGCAAAGTCACCACTTGTTCGAGCAATAGGCACTTCACCACGTTGGAACCCCAGCACTTTTCCATTAAAGTTAACGAACTGCCAATGGCCGTTGGTCGGGGCCGTCGAGCTGGTAATGTCGTTACCAGCGTCCGTAAAGTCGTCTACGTCCTTGAATATCTTCGTAGCTGTCGATGAGATGATGACAGAGGCTCCAGCCTCGTCGAGGTACTCGTGCATCGTCACGATGGTAGGCGTCGATGCGACAGCGTTAGTCGTTTGATCCGTCCAGCCCTTACGTGAGGCGATGCGTCCGTCCCTGTTGACCACAGCGTTGTGGGCTTTGGTGGCCCACTGTGGCGGCATGAGCGTAGTGACGGCCTCAGTGTTGAGACCCCAAGCTCCCGGCGCTACGATGTCAAGTACGGTTACTTGCGACACTTAGCGATCCAGTTGTACAGTAGAGTCTGCGTTGGTCATCTCCCTACCCGCAGCCGCGCCATGCGCGTCTAGGTAGGCTCGTTCTAGCGTCGATCCTGGTGAGCCTAGCTCATCGCCACGCTCTTGGTTAGCCTTAAGTAAGGCTTTCGTCCAGACGGGGCGGTTAGGTATCGACAGGACTGTCGTCAGGTCGTCACTGCCAAGCTCTGCTTGCGGTATGTACATGCGCAACTTAACGGTGTACGTAGCGTCAGGCGTAGGCCATACCTTCATCTTAATGCTGTCACCATCAGTGTACAGCGAGAAGTAGGACGGCTCGTTGGTCTCGTCATCGTCCGTAAAGTGCAAGCGCTCGATGCGCTCTTGAGTGTACTCACGTAAGCGCCTCTCTGCAGAGACAGTCGTATCGAACACCATCGGTGAGGACGATGTACTCTGGTAGAAGCCTTCCATGCGACCATAGTCGCCGGTCGTTTCGTACAAAAGCTGGGTGCGGTCGTTAGTATCAACGTCTGCATCTCCAGCTATAGTTAGGTCGTACTCAATTGTACCGGCAGCTAGCGTGAGCGTAACTGTCTGGCGTAGTGCCTGCCACGGCCACCCCGCCTCTTCGATCTCTTCCTTAGATTCGTTAATGAACTGTAGGATCATAAGTAGGTAGTCATCGGTGGTAGACGACGTAGCGTCTCCAATGATGAGGCCGAACTGGCGTAAGCCGCGTAGTACTTTGTTTGTAAGGTCTCGCGTAGTAGCCATTTATACTCTCGGTTGAAAACTCAAATTCTTAAAAATTTCGCGTGGGGATTATAGCGCGTCGTACCACTCTTTATCTGGGTAGACTCCGGCATCGATGGACTTCATGGGGAAGTCCTTGTCTAGTGGAGAGCCGTCATTCGTTATTCTATCCTGGTATCCCAGGAAGCGCGTGTACGTACCGCCTAGTTCCGATACGTCGATAGTTATCGGTGGTGCTGTTTCATCGTTATTAGGATTGAGGATAATAATTCCGTTAGCGTACCGTCGTTGGTACGAACCGTCCGGCTTTGGTCCTACTGGAGGCGGGTCAATCGCCTCGCCCAGCCAGTCTGGCGACAACTTCGTGCTTCCCGAGGGGAAGCCGTTGTGGCTGGATTTGCCGTTTATGACGCCCTGCTCATCGAATAGGGGTGTGGAGGCTGCGCGTCCTGCCTTAGTGGTACCAACCACAATTCCTGATATTCCAGAGTGTGCGCCAGCCAGCCATGCCGTACACATCGCCCATCGAGCCATGTGCCACTTTGCGTTTGCTGCGGGTACATTTGGGTATACCGTTATACCTGCAGCCCCTTTGACTCCGGGCTGCAGACACTCGACACTAAACGTAGCGAAAACAATCTTAGGTGCCTGTGCCAATCGTACTGACTGATAGATGTTACAGTAGCTCTTCTCCCACTTACCGTTCTGTCCGCGATTCAGGCCATTCGCGCCAACACCAGAGCGGGGCCACTCAGTCTCCTCGTTAGAGGAATTATTCTCAGAATACCCAGACTGTACGAAAGCGTTATCTTCGTCACCATCTAGGCGATACTCAAGTATGCAGTTGCGTAGGTCGGCGGGGGCAGTTGGAGGTGCCCTTCTATCAGCGGGATTATCTGCCCACTGATTTGAATTTATTAAAGTTACGTGCCCAGGATTCGCTGCATCCCACCGCTCGATTGCCTTGCGGATGTTCGCACGCACTGTTGAGTAGGTCGCGGTAGCTATTGGATCGGCAGCTACGTGACTAGGCTCTTCCGAGTCGTAGTAGCTCTGGCAGTTATTGTTGGACCCATCATTATTCCAGTCAATGCCTGACTTGTTATTTCTAATTTTTACATTATCTAGGAAGATGTTAGCTCCTCCCTTGCCGACACCGATTCCGGCAGCGGCCATAACGTCTAGATATTCGACCTGTGCAATCTCGTCCGCATACCACTCGGGGTACACTCGTCCGTCCACTGCCAGTGTGTAATCTGATAGGTTGATCGTAAACTGCTCACCGAATAAGATAACCTTCTCGTCGGAGCTATTGTAGCACCATCCGTCATTTCCATCCGGCCCTGTCAAGGCATCTAGGTAGTCGCGGATCTTCTTTGTTCTGGCTGGCGTATCACGCTCAAATGCCTCTGTGACATTGTGGTAACAAAATACATAAGCCTCGCCCGTGGGATGTGCGTCTAGGATTTCCCGGTAAGCGTCCGCTCTGGATAAGTAGTTAGCGGCAGGGGGGTTGGTGTCTGCGTGGGTTCCGCTATCAAGGCCGATAGTCTGGACGGCGTCCATAAGCCCCATTGCGCGGCGATCTGTAGCCGTTATGGCGTCGTCCTGAAATACGCTACGGTTAGACCCTCGGGGCGTGCAAGTAAGCGGGTACACCGCAGCATCGCTAGGCGTTGGTTCGGGGTCGGGAGTGGTAGGCAGCGGTTCTGGCTCCTCTTCCTCATCAACCGCGATGCTGACTACCCTATCAGGGCATAGGATCGTGAAATCGCCCCCGCGACCATCGTCAGTAATTCTCTCGTAACACTCGTCTCGCGAAGTAACTTGGCGTACAGTACCATCAGACTTCAGTAAAATCAGACCGTCTGGTCCGACTATTGTATAATAACCTTTTCGGGTCACTTCCATTATATCGCTCCCAAGATCAAACCATTTCCTCGAACGTCAGCCTTATACTGTTAGCCACCTCGTCGTAATCAGCACCAGCAGCGCACTGCCAGCGTAGAGTTATTACGTCTCCAGAGGTTAGGGATGTGATTAGAGATCCTGACCCCGATGTTGCGACAGCAAATCCTCGTGTATAGAATCCTATTCTAGATCCCGCAATCTCCGTAGAACCTATGTCTAGCCATGCGTCGATGGTACTCCTAGAGTCTGCAGTATCAGAGTCTTGACGTATAGTTACGTCGTATGTTATCTTGAAGTGGGCGGTCTTGTTGACCGTGACCGCATCAGATGCTAGTGCAAATATGGCAGCGCTAGAATTAATTAGAGTCGAGTCTAAGGTCGCCTGCTGCTCTGTTGTAGTTACATTGGTGTTTCCCGGCGTCGCGCAGTAGAAACTGGCGTATTCTGGTCCGCCCCTTCTTTTAGGATGTCTAACTGTCATCAGTTACCTCTTAAAAGAACTCCCCCCGAAGGGGGAGAACTAGGCTACTTTACGCAGCCGGTACCATTACAGCTCTACAGCCGCGTCCATCTTCTCCAGAGACATCGCCTCGGATAGTGGCTACGCCGTAAAGACTATCAGCAACCATCAGGGTGCCGAGAGCTTCCAACTTGTACTGCTCTTGGATGCGCGGAGTCATTTGCTCTGCGAGTACAAGAGAGTCGCGCTGGATGAACAACGACG